AATCTTGCTATCAATGAGATGTTTCTTGATTCTGCAAGAAAACGTAATAGTGTAGTTTCTCTTTCAAAGATGCTTGGTTATTCACCAAGATCTGCCACTTGCGCCAAAGCAACAATTACTCTTACAGTTTCCGCTCCTGGATCTGGGGCAACTACTTTAACACTACCAGCATATACTCCTTTTACAACTACTATTGATGGTGCTTCATACACATTCTATACTATTGGTTCAGTTGTTGCAACAAGTTCAACTGGTGTATTTACTTTTAGTAATTTGGTAATTACTGAAGGTACACCACTAACATTTAATATTACTGTTGGAACCAATACACGTTATATTATTCCAAACTCAGCGATTGATTTAAATACATTAACAGTAAGAGTTCAAGATTCCGCTTCATCATCAGTGTATACTACATTTACTAAAGCTGAAACATTAATTGGTGTTGACTCTACAACAAAATGTTTTTGGGTAAAAGAGATTGACGAAGGTTTATACGAATTAACATTCGGTGATGGTAATCTTGGTATGCAATTAGATACTGGTAATATTGTTCACTTAAATTATTTTGTTTCTAGTTTAGATGCTCCAAATAAAGCACGTCAATTTACATATGGTGGCGGAACTCTAATTTCTGGCGCAGCAATCTCCATCACTACAACTGGTATTGCTGCTAATGGTGCACCAGCAGAAGATATCGATAGTATCCGTTTCAATGCTCCAAGAATGTATGCTTCTCAGAATAGAGCAGTTACTCCAGATGATTATAAATCAATCGTTTACTCACAGTTCTCTGATGCTGCTTCAGTAACTTGTTGGGGTGGAGAAGATAATAATCCTCCAGTTTATGGTAAGGTTTATGTATGTGTAAAACCAAAAGATGCAGATAAATTAACAACAACTCAAAAAGCAGCGTTAATTGCAACAATTTTGGATCAACGAAATGTTGTATCAGTCCAACCTGTTATTGTTGATCCAGAATATATTAATATTGCATTGAATGTTACTGTTTATTATAATGAACAGGCTACTTCTAAAACAGCATCAGAAATTGCAGCTGTTGTTACTAATACTGTAAATGCATATAATGCAAATGACTTGAGTCGTTTTGATGGTGTATTCAGATATTCTAAACTCAGTAAGTTAATTGATAATTCTGATCAGTCGATAACTAATAACATTACCACTGTATTGTTACGTAGACAATTAAATGTTCGTTACAATACTTCAGCGCAGTACATATTAAATCTAATTAATCCAATTTGGAGTTCTGGTCAACCAGAAGAATCATTTAAAAGTACTGGTTTTTATATTGCAGGTAGTGATGAATTACACTATCTTGATGATGATGGGGTTGCTTATGTTCGTCTTTATCGTTATGGATCTAATGGTATTAAAATTATTGTAAATCCAACAATTGGTAATATTGATTATGCCAATGGTGTTATTGATATTAAGAACTTACATATTACTGCTCTTGCTGATATTGACTTAGAAATCTCTATTCGCCCATCATCAAATGACGTAGTATCAGCATTAACACAAATTGCTCAAATTGCTAAAGATCACTTAACAGTAACTGCGCTCCCAGACCCAACTGCTTCTGGTGATTTGCGTGGTGGTTATAACTACACATTTACTCCTAGTCGTTCATAATGATTACAAGACCTAAAGTCTCATCAATAGTAGCATCACAGCTACCTGAGTTTATCAGGGATGAGTATCAAACATTCGTTGATTTTTTAAAAGCATATTACGAGTTTTTAGAAACAACACAGAAAGATCCTACCACATTAAGGGATATTGACACTACCCTTGATTCATTCATTACATATTTTAAAGACGAATTAGCAGCAAAGATACCGTATTCAACTGTTGATGAGCGATTCTTAATTTCAAGAATTAAAGACCTTTACCTATCGAAAGGTAGTGAAGCGTCATATAAACTTCTATTCAGAATTTTATTTAATAAAGATATTACGCTTCAATATCCATCTACTCAGATGCTTCGCGCTTCTGATGGTAAATGGAATCAAGACGTTTCAATTTTCGTTAAAATTTTAGTTGGTAGCCCACAAGATATTGTTGGTAAATTAGTAGATGTTGTTACTCAATCTAAAGTAGTTCGTGTTCTTGTAGATCGTAGACAATATGTTGAAGTTGAAGTAGATCGCGCAATTAGAATATCTGATGATACGTATGAGTTTATTATTGATCGTCGTTTCTTTGGCACTATTTCTGTTGGTGATACTTTACGCTATCTTGATAACAATAATAATTTGGTGTTTAATGGTTTAATTTTACCAACAACATCTTCATTAAAAATTGAAGCAGCTGGTACTGGTTTTAAGGTAGGCGATCTTTACAATATTAATAACTTCCAAGGTTATGGAAGTATTATGAAAGTTTCTGAGGTAAATTCTACTGGTGGTATTACTCAGGCTCAATTCATTAAATATGGAACTGGATATACTACAGATTTCTCTTCTTCGATTGTATCACAAAAGGGTCAAGATAACGCTTCGACAGAAGGTGTTATTATTTCTCGTGTTGATAGTTTCTTGGCTCCAGCAAATAAATCTGTTGCGTTAGGCATATCAGAAAAAACTTATGGCTTTGCAGAAAGTGGATCGCTAAACACTGCTGACTATAACTTACCAATTAACTCAGTATTAACTGGTACTCTTACTGCTACGAATGGTAGTGCAACTGTTACTGGTGTTGGAACATTATTTACATCTCAAGTTGAGTTTGGCGATTTCTTAACACTTGGTGGTGTTGCTTATAAAGTTCAGAGTGTTGCTAGCAATACAAGTTTAACTCTTGTTTCTAATTTTGCTGGAACTACATCCAGTTCTTTAACATCGGTCAGTAATCTAAGACCAGCAGCAATTGACGGAACATATGCTGGTTTAACTATTCGTGAGTTTGGTATTAGTTCTGCTAACTCAGTTGCCACTACTACAACTCCTGCCATCATTAAAGTATCTCTTGGACCACTTGCTAAATATCCAGGGTACTATGTTAATAATGATGGTTTCTTGGATGATGCTATTTACATTCAAGATAGTAATTATTATCAAGCATTCTCATATGTTATTAAGATTGACCAATCTTTAAATACATATAAGACAATTGTTAAGAACTTAATACATCCTGCTGGTATGGCAGTATTTGGTGAGTATGATTTACGTAATGAATTTACAATCCAGACTGCCATTGAATCTCTAATTAAGATTCTTTCTATTACAGCAGCAGACTCAGTAGTATCAGGAACTAATTTAGAGATTAAAAATATCTCTAAAACTCTAAACTCAGTAGTATATGATCATTATTTGAATAATGGTACAACTCTTGATATTGATACGGTAGGTACAGTTGACTTTACTGGAACATTACTAAATAGAACATTACCATACTTTGAAACAATTAAACCTCTTGGCATCCATAAAACCTACGCCAATGCAGATGAAGATTCTACAGCTTCCCCAACTGACTCTGGCGGACAAATTTTATTTAACCCATACGTTGAGGCTGGGTGGTTTTTAAACGATACTGGTTCTTACGTTGGCGAACCAACAACTTTCTAATTAAGGAGATATTATGAACTTAAACGATACATTCAAACCAACTGGCGAACTTGAGATAGTTGTTCGTGGACCAGATGGTAACATTAAAGAAATACGTAAAGCAAAAAATCTAGTAGTTACTGCTGGTAAAACATACATTGCTTCTCGTGTGGTAGGAACTTCTTCTGGTATTATGTCGCATATGGCTATTGGTACTGGTACTGCAACACCTGGAGCTTCTGATACCGCACTAGGTACTGAAGCAGGTCGTGTTACTTTGGCTTCTGGGTCAAACTCTGCCAATGCTATTACATATACAGCTACTTTCCCAGCTGGTACAGGTACTGGTGCAATTACTGAAGCTGCTGTTTTGAATGCTGCATCTTCTGGTACTATGCTATGCCGCACAACATTCCCTGTAGTTAATAAAGCAGCTGGTGATTCTATCGCTGTTACATGGGTAGTTACAATCAGCTAATTGGAAATCTAAATGTCATCATTACTAAAATCTCCGTTAGACAATTCTATTGCTGACGCAGTATATAATGAAATTCAAAATCGTAGTGCACGTTATTACTACTTTTTAGGTAAAACTATTCGTTGGACAGATGAGGCTACTCCTCCATATCCAATCGATAGTTTCAATTACGATCTACAAACTCGTAATGAAATAATTACCATGAAGGAACTTAACTCTACCGATGTGGCTTTCGTAATTCCCAGAGTAGATTGGGTAACTGATCAAGTTTGGGATATGTATGATGATCAATATTCCACAGAAGTTCAAGGTATTAACCTAATCACTGGTGGTTATGGTTATTCTTCAGTACCAACTATTACTATTACTGGTGGCGGTGGTACTGGTGCATCTGCTTCTGCTGTTCTTAGTAATGGTAGTATTATCGGTATTACATTAAACTCTCGTGGTATCGGTTATACAGCTAACCCAACAGTAACAATTTCTGGTGGTGGTGGCGCTGCAGCTACTGCCACTGCAGTTGTTAATGTTGCGCCATCTGGTGCGCAGCGTCTAGAAGATACTAACTGCTATGCTTTGACTGACGATTATAACGTATATAAATGTCTTGATAATAATAACAATGCAGTTTCAACTTATAAGCCAGTTGGTACTGTTGTAGATCCAGTTATTATGCCAGATGGATATATGTGGAAATATTTGTATAGTATTCCAATTGCTCTACGTAATAAATTCTTGACTGATGTTTACATGCCAGTCGTAAACTCGATTCGTTCACAGTTCTATTCTGGTGGTGAGATTTTAAATATTAAAATCGATAACGCTGGACAAAATTATAGTTTCGCAAATATTACAGTTGCTGGTGACGGATACCGAGCTTCAGATCCATTACTTCTAAAATCATTAACTCTTTCTGCTGGTGGAACTGGCTATACTTCTGGCGCCACCCTAACTGTTGCTCCTCCATTTAATGGGGCAAATACATGGACTGCTGGTGTTGGTATTCTTCTTGGTCAGAAAGTGGAATACTTAAATAATTTATATGAGTGCACTGTTTCAGGAACTACTGCTTCTCCTGGACCTAATCATAAATCTGGTATTGTTGCAAATGGAACTGCTGGTTTAAAATACATTGGTACTAGAGCAACT